GATTCCACCAGAGTTTTCTGCGCTAAACTTATCCGTTCTCTTCTGTTTTTTTCAATACAAGAAGGTGAAGAACAAGTTTCCGACATATCAAATCTCCAATTCAGAATTTCTTTTCGATTCATTTTACAAAAGGAACACAAAACTGGCGCATTTATTGAATAAAAATACTCTGTCTGTGTATTTAAATTGTGTTCTTTTTTTATATGTTTCGAAAATAATCCAGATTTCGTATCAAAATCTTTTTCGCAGAATTTACATTCCATTTTAATTCCTAGGTTTGATTCCAAGGTCAAACTCGTCCAATACAATAAACTCCATATTATTTCTTATACAGAATTTTTCCGCCGCATTCCATTTCGCGATGTTAACCGCATAAGTAGTCATCTCCGTCAAGAATTTTGTTTTATTTTTTCCTCTTTTGGCGGGTGCTGTGCGCTCTTTGCTTGGTTTTATCTCCACTGCATATTTACGGACTTCATTATTTCGGTTTCTGACCATTATCATGAAATCCACAAAGTACCTATGTGGTTTGTTATCAACAGGAGATAAATATGGTATGACTAGCTCTTCATTATTCCACTTCAAAACGTTTGGGTTCAAATCAGCCCATTTCATGAATTTCAATTCCCAGCTTGATCTGAAGAATACATTGTTTGCATCTCCAACATACTTTTCTGGGTTTTGTGGTGTATACAATCCTTGTTTATAGTTTCTAGTCATAGCTAAATACAAATAATAACATATTTAGTCCACCATCATGGCTACAACAATAAGATACAATTCAAATGAATACGAAATTGCGGACTTGGAGTACCCAACCGATCTGCAATCCGAAGGGTATGGGGGACACAGAGTCGTATTTTTGATTAACGTTGCAGATGAATCTAAATTCCGTGCATATAACGGAGGCAGCGATGTATATGATATACCAGCAGGTGAGATAACAAAAACAGCTGGACAAAGAACTGCTGACAAGGCATCCGAAGCTCTTGGTGAAGTTGAAAAATATGCCAAGTCAAAGGGCGTTAATGTTGAATTAAAGCCAACCGCATTTACAAAGAGATTAAAAGCCGCAATTAGTTTATACGTTCCGAACGATTTGACGTTTAGTTATTCAACTGCATGGGGCGAGGCTGATTTAGCGAAGTCCGAGAATATACTTGATACATTTAATAAGATAGTAGATAGTAATTCCATTGGAGAAGGCATCAGTAATATCGCAACTGGTGTTATTCGAAAGGGATTGTCGAACTTCAGATCAACCGATGCAGTTGTTAACGCAACCCAACAAACTCCTGGAAATTCAAAAGTTGAACAGTTATTCCAGGGCGTTGACTTTAGAACATTCACATTCACTTATGACTTCGCTCCTCGTAATGAGAAAGAGGCAATAAATGTAATGAACATTATTAGTATGTTCAAGCACCATATGCTTCCTGAGTTTAAAGATAACGATCAGTTCTTATTCATATTCCCATCGCAATTCGAGATCAAATACTACAAAGGTTCTACTGAGAACGAATTCCTTGATAAACACTTCACCGCTATTTGTACCAACTGTTCAGTCAATTACACTGCCAATGGTCAATTCTCGACATTTGCGAATGGAATGCCAACTCATATAAGAATGAATCTGACATTCAAGGAAATCGTTATTCCCACCAAAGAAACTACACCATCTAAATTCGGTGAAAAATCTTATAAGGATTGGAAGAAAGATACTGCTATTAGAACTGACCGAGTTAGAGGAGGGCAGTAATGTCTTATTTCTCAAAGTTCCCTGATATACTATACCCGTTTGTTATAAACGGGAAGAAAACTCTAATATCAATTAAAGATATTGCTTTAAACGTCAGAATACGAACGGCAGTTTTAAGTAACGTTTCGTTTTATGATACTTATGATATACTAGATGGAGAAACGCCGGAGAAGATATCGGAAAAACTATACGGTGATCCATCATATCATTGGGTGATTATGCTGGCTAATAACCGTTATGATATGTATTCGGATTTTCCATTGAGTTCATCTGCTCTTGAGGAATACGTTGAAAAAAAATACGGCGAAGATAATGTAAACGCACCGCATACGTTATGGGGTGAATACCATTTTGAAGATGAGAATGGTAATATAGTTGATGGTCCTGCAACAGCTTTGGTGAAGTTAATAACGAATTATGATTTTGAGTTTGCTGAAAACGAAAAGAAGCGTCGAATTAAAGTATTGAGCCCGTCAATTATTTCCCGTTTAGTTTCTGAACTAGAATCAGCATTTGAAAGTTACGTAGAATGACGGTTAAAGGTTCATTAACCGCTGCTGGCGAATATGCAATTGAAGAAGCATCAATGCAAACGCAAGAAGGCGTTGCATTAAACTTCACAAAACAAATATCTGGCATTGAGATATTTGAAGATTTATTCAGCCCATTTATTTCAGGCAATCTTTACGTCAAGGATACATTCGATTTACCCAATTTGTTTGGTAAATCCGGAATGAATGTCCTTCGACTAAGAATATCAACCCCCTCATTACCGGATGAATCAAATATTGACGGGTATTTCCATGTTTATAAGATGTCAGATAGAGTAGAATCTAAGAAACGCGAACAAACGTATATGCTTAGATTCATCTCAATTGAATCTTTATATGATCAGAAAAGAATATCTTCGTCTTTCAAAGGCGCACCTCATACTATCGTGAAGGATATTCTTGAGAAACGGCTAAGAACAAACAAGAAGTTTAAGTTCAGCGAAACGAATAACGATATTGCGTTCGTTTCTAATTTCTGGACGGCGAGTAAGAGTATTGCGTATCTGTCAGAACACGCTAAAAGAAAATCCGGAGTTTCCAACTTTCTATTCTTTGAAAATAGAGATGGATTCAACTTCATTAATGTTAGCGATTTGATTGAAACCCCTCCGATACAGGTATTCGATAACTTCGATCATATAGCAACTCCTATTTCCTCTGATGGACATTCTGTTGGGCTGGATGTTGCGAAAAGTTATCGTAATGTATTAGAAATCCGTGCAGATACTGTTTACGATTATATGTCTGACTATGATGCAGGTATGATCAAAACTAGATTGTATATCGCTGATCCAATACAAAAGAGATTCTCGGTCAGAAACTATTCATTAAATGCAGATAAATCTCCAACTCTAAATGAGAGTTTGACTTATTCTAATAATGTTATAAATTTATCGGAGCCATTGATAGCGGCGAAGACCAGATTCTATAATAATCATGGTGCAGGTGACACATCAAATGTCGAAATAATACAGAATAGAGTTGCGCAATTGAGAAAACTTCAATCAATGAAAGTTGAAATTGAAGTGTTTGGTAGAACCGATTATACAGTTGGTAGAAAAGTATATCTTGATACAAATAAGATGATGCCTATATCACATAAAGACAGCGATATAAATGATAAATTGCTGAGTGGTTATTATTTAATATCAGCAATAAACCATGCATTCACTTCTGACAAACATATATGTACTCTTGAGTTAATTAAAGATAGCACGCAATTAAAATGAAACAACAACTATACACTGGCGTCGTAGAAGATAGAACCACTGACCCGTTGAAGCTAGGTCGGTGTAAGGTTCGCATATTTGGCTTACACAGCGACAACAAGGCAGACCTGCCTACGGCAGAATTGCCATGGGCAGTTGTCATGCAACCAATCACTTCCGCAGCTACAAGCGGAATTGGTCATTCGCCAGTTGGTCCAGTTGAAGGTTCTTGGGTTGTGGTCATGTTCAATGACGAATACAACCAACAACCTATCATCATTGGAACGTTAGGCGGTGTTCCATTCGAACAGAAAGCAGTTAGCTATCTTGATCAGGCTAACGTCTGGAAGACCGCAGACGGAACCACAGTAACATCCGCTGATGGAACTCCAGTCACTGCTGAGCCAACGACTGTTGTACAACAAGAAGCTTCTGCAGAAGAACAGAAGGTCTTTAAGCCTTCGTCTATGTCTTTGTCAGCAGCAGGGTTTGCGTTCATCAAGTCAGTTGAAGGTCTTGCCTCTCTTGAGAAGGGAAGAACGCGAATCGGTAATGACTCTACACCGGGCGATACTGTTCTGTATTCATACCTAGACACTGAGAATATCTGGACCATCGGTTGGGGATCTACCACTCTTGCTAATGGATCAAAAGTTAACCAGAACACGACCATCACAAAGGCAGAAGCCGATTCGTTGTTCGAAAAGAAGCTGGCGCAGGAATTCGAACCAGCAGTCAAACGTAAGCTAAAGGTTCCTGTCACACAAAGCATGTACGATGCATTGGTCAGTTTGGTGTACAATGGCTGGGTTGGTATTTTCTCTAGCCCGGCAGGAACAGCTCTAAACTCCGGCAATTACAAAGAAGCCGCTTCCCTAATTCCTGACTATAAGACTCGCAATGGAACTCTAAAGAGCCGCAGAGAAAAGGAAAAGAGCCTGTTCATGAAAGACGGGTTCCCTACGCAAGAGGGCGAGGTTGAACCATCCCCTGTTACTGAAGAAACGAAGGCTGCTCAAACTGACGCAACACAGAATCCAGCTATCATTAAGCCAGCACCAGGAACAGATACTCCTGCTACTGTTCAGCAGACACTGAATACAGTCAATGCCGATGGCTTCGTTGATCCAAATAAAGTGTATCCAAAGTGGATCAACGAACCAGATACCCATAGACTTGCTCGTCATGAGAACATAAACAAGACGATCGTTTACAGCAAGGAAGCTGGTAGAGCAAAGGATGTTCCAACTGCTTCAGGGTCTTCTTGGTCGCAACCTCCCATTCCTTATAATGCCAAGTATCCATACAACCACGTGTTCTCGTCTGAGAGTGGTCATGTACAAGAGTTCGACGACACCCAAGGCAATGAGCGTATCCACTGGTATCACAAGGCAGGAACTTACACTGAAGTTGACGTAAATGGAACTCGAGTCAACAGAATCGTCGGTGATGCTTATGAGATACAAGAACGCAATGGCAACGTGCTAATACGTGGAACATGCAACGTCACCATTGAAGGAAACTCCAATGTTAGAATCGAGAATGATTCTAACATTCAGGTTCTTGGAAACGCAAACCTGAATGTCACAGGAAACTTAAAACAAGCAGTAGGTGGAAACTATCAGATCCATGTTGCTGGGCAGTTTCACGTTGACGCATCCAAGATTTACTGGAATAGCCAGAAAGCAACTGGTATATCGATACCAACAGAGGGTGCCTCTGGCGTTCCTTCATTCGGTACTCTAAGAACTCCATCAAGAACGAGCGAGATCGACGCAAACTATGAGACGCCAGAAGAAGGTGATCCGGAAGATTTCGTCAACGAGGGAGTGAAGGCAGGTACCATTGAGAAGCAAGAAACCCCGACCGAACCAGTTGAGGAAACTACCGTTCCGGAAAAAATCGCGGAGCCAATTAGCACTGAGTGTGGCTTGGACATTGCATCTGGTAGCCCGTTCAACAAATCTTTTAGATTGTCTGACAACTTCACTCTTGGTAAGGTTTGCACTGGTAGAAGCGGAGTCCCTTCTGGCGTGAACTATGGACTGACGGATAAGGATATCGTTTGCAACTTGCGTCTGTTGGCAGTTAACTGTCTTGAACCGATCATCAAGAAGTATCCGAATATGATCATAACCAATAGCTGGAGATCAGAGGCTGACAACATAGCAGTTAAGGGTTCCAAGACTTCGGATCACCTGACTGGTTGCGCAGCTGACATACAGTTCAGTGGTTTTGATCGGAATAAATACTATGAAGTAGTCCAGGACATCCAGAGAATGCTTCCTGCGTATAAGCAGCTGATTCTTGAGTACAAAGGTTCATCAACATGGATACACATTTCATTCAAGAAAACCAACAACTCTATGCAGTGTTTAACCATGGACGCTTCGGTGAATAAAGTAATCAAATCGGGTGGGTTCGTCCTAGTTTAATATGCCAGGAGTTTCTTATCTAGGCGCCAATTGCACTGGTCACGGAGATTGGCCACCAAGACCAAACAACTCAGCTTCATCAGACGTGTTTGTTAATAATATAGCAGTGCACCGTCAAACTGATGGTTGGGCAGTTCATTGTAATTCAGATCCAGAGTGCCACGCCAGCGCATTAAGTTCTGGATCATCGACTGTGTACGTGAATAATTTGCAGTGTTCAAGAATAGGCGATCCAGTTGCATGTGGTTCAAGTATAGCTCAAGGATCTTCGGACGTTTTTAGCGGATAAAATAAATGGCATTAAAACCAAGAACATTTGTTGACTTTGATGCGAGCTTTATGCCGAATCCAGTCACAGGCGATTTATCAATAAGAACAGATGAGCAGGCAGTCAAGTTCGCCGTTCGTTCGTTGATAATGACGAACTATTTCGAGAGACCTTTCCAGTCTGGGCTTGGCTCTCCTGTTGGGCGCTTGTTGTTTGAGAACATGGGTCCAAACTTTGATATCATCCTAAAACAGAGCATCACTGACACAATAAATAATCATGAGCCAAGGGTTGATGTACTGGACGTAACCGTTGACGCATTGGATGATAGAAACAGCGTCAACGTTTCCATTATCTTCAAAATAAAAAATACAGAAAAGCCGATTGAACTCGCTGTAACTCTAAAGAGAACTAGATGAGCAACAATAACATAAGAACAGATGCTCTTGATTTCGATGAGATCAAAGACAACATAAAAGAATTCCTGCGCGGGCAAAGTCAGTTTAGCGACTATGACTTTGATGGCTCTGCCATGAGCATACTGCTGGACGTTCTTGCGTACAACACTCATTACAACTCGTTGTACACCAACATGGCTGTCAATGAGATGTTCCTTGACAGCGCAACGAAATACTCAAGCGTAGTATCTTTGGCAAAAACTCTTGGATACACTGCTCGATCAGTGACAAGTGCACGTGCCAAGGTAAACGTTATTGTTGAGACAGAAGATTCTAATGACTCATTGATTCTTCCCCGAGGAACTATATTCAGAGGTTCTGTTGGTACAGAAGAATTTGACTTCATCGTTGATAGCGACTATCAGGCACAGAACATTTCCGGAACGATAAATTACGGCAAGTATAGATTTAACGACGTTGTTCTGATCGAGGGAACTCTGATGAACAAACGATACACCAATAAAGAAGGCGTTGAGTTTGTCGTTCCGAGTAAGCAAGCAGACATGTCAACCCTTTCAGTGAAGGTACAGGATCATGCTTCATCATCCAACTATGTTGGCTTCGGTAAAGCCGACAGTATCCTCACCGTTGACTCGACTAGCAATGTGTTCTTCGTCAAACAAAGAGAAGATCTGTACTACGAGATATACTTTGGTAACGGTGTTATTGGTAAGAGCATCAACAACGGAAACGTAGTGCATTTGAATTACATACTAAGTGCAGGAAACGGTGCCAATTATGCAGATGCATTCGCTTACTCGTCGGGCATCGGGTTTGATTATGCATCAATAACCGTTGAAACCGTTGAAACTTCATCTGGCGGATCTGACATTGAAGACGTTGAGTCAATACGTTTCAATGCACCAAGAGCGTTCTCAACTCAAAACAGAGCTGTAACTATTGAGGATTACAAAAACATCCTCTATGCAAATTACCCTTACATTGACGCAATAACTGCATGGGGTGGTCAAGAAAATGATCCTCCAATTTACGGTAAGGTGTTTATCAGTATTGCGCCATCAGCAGGGTTCACTTTAACCGAAGCGCAAAAAGAAGATATTGTCAACTTCTTAAAGAACACTAAGGGTGTAGTTTCTATAACTCCTGAGATCGTAGATCCGAAATATATCAAAGTTGAGTTAACATCAAACGTTTATTACAACAAAAATACAACAAGAAGAACTCCTGGCGAAATCCAGTCAATAGTTAAATCTTCAATTGAATCTTACGCAGAAACTCTTGGTAAATTCGGTTTTGCATTTAGACACTCCAAGATTAACTCTCTGGTGACTGCAGCGGATGATGCGATAACAAGTAACATCACTACGATTAGACTTAGAGTTGACGTTGCACCGCAATACAATAAGAAGTTCAAGTATGAAGTCAAACTCGGTAACCCGGTGTATCAGAACCCAGTTGGTGGATCTTTCTATTCAACAAGATTCTATATTAACAGTTCTACAGTAACTGATCGTTGCTATTTAAAAGACGATGGCAGGGGTTCTGTTCTACTATATTCCGAAAATGCAAATGGTGTTGCCAAATATCTGATGAGGGTCGGAACGATAAACTACAAAAAAGGAATCGTTGCGATAACTGAAACTAACATCAAGGGATTGTATGACGAGATGTTAGAATTTGTGTTTGCGCCGCAGTCGTTCGATATTATTCCTGTCAGACAGTACATAATAACTATGCCATCTGATCTGATCAAAATAAATATGATAATCGACAGCGTTGAAACCGTAGGTTCAACCAACACAAGTTACAACTTCTCATCTAGCAGATAATGGCAATCAATCAATTAAGATCGCTGGCAAGAGCTGCGTCATCAGTTCGAGGCAAACTCGAATTAGTCAGGCGCAGACATGAAGACGTAACTGTTCGGGATTGGGTCAAAGAACAATTCCCTGAATTTATCCAGTCCGATTATCCAAGGATGATTGAGTTCATCCAGGCGTATTATTCTTACATTAGCGCGAAAACTGAAAATGGTGAGATTGATGATATTCGTGACATAGATTTTACCAGTGGCGATTATCTATTAAAGATCAGAAAAGAATTCTCATACAACGCAACAAAATTTGATTTCTTATCGGAGCCAGAGTTTATTCGACACGCAAAGGAATTCTATGCGTCAAAAGGTTCTGAAGAATCAATAAAGTTTCTGTTTAGGGTTTTATTCAATGACGATGTTGAGATCGAATATCCTTCTGATAGATTGTTCGCGGCATCAAGCGCACACTGGGAACAGTTTAAATCTATAAAGGTTCAGTTAAAACCAAATTCTATATCCCCTGAAGAATTTCTTGGAAGCTACCTAACAATACGAAATTCAAGTAACGTCCGTCAGATAATCGAGATAGATGATGTCAAAGATTTAACAGTGAAAGTTGATGACAATGAGTTGTCAATATTCTTCGAGTTGTTCACACAAACTGACGTTTACATTGATGTACAGATTGGCGATGTTATTATTGGCGACGACTTTGAGGCAACAATTGTACCATCATTAGCATCTGTCAAAATACTAGACCAAGGCAACAACTTCAGAATAGGTCAGGTTATACAGTTAGATGGCGCAGTTGGTACAGGTGGGGTTGGCGTTATAAGTTCAATCACGCCGACAGGCGGGATCAAAACCATAAAGCTAATTGAATTTGGCAATAATTACACCGGAAATTTCTATGTTAACGTTAAGCCAGAAGGCGTTTTCGCCGATACTGGTCAAACGTTTGAAAGTTCTGGTTCTGCAACATATAACATCGGCGCAACGGATTTACAAACTGAATATCAGGAGCGACTGAACATACTCGAGTCAGATTACGTCCTAAACGATTCTCCAGGAACTTATTCTTTCTATGTTGCTGGGGCGTATATCGGTGAATACAAGTCGCAAAACAAATACCTACAGACGTATTACACAGACGAACAGGTATATGGTCTATTGTATTGTTCAATAGGTCCAATATCGAAATATCCAGGTAAATTCAGAAATAAAGTTGGATCGCCATCTGACTATAGCGTTTTACAGGATGGTGAGTACTACCAGAGTTTCTCATATAAAGTTAAATCTAGATATGATATAACAAAGTATAGAGACGCTCTAACGACGTTCGCACATCCAGCTGGTCTTAAGATGTTCGCTGAGTACAGCGTGGAAGATAAGTTTGATACTGAACCAACTATACGATTAGTTGAAGTCAGCAATCCAGTTCTCCAGAAATCTGACTGGGGGTATTTATATGGGAATTTACAGATAAACGTTAAAGCCGAAGCTGTGTTCCCAACAGGCAACGCACTAATGTCATCCCCAACGAATAATTATGCAGCAGCTGGAAGTTCAGTATATCTAAAAGTGTTAAATAACCTTGCGTATACATCACAAGAAACAGAAGAATCCGTCAAAGCATACGCCAGCGGCACATTGACTAAGAAAGGTTAATTAAGTGTTATCCGATACCATTAACGTAAAGGGTCGTCTAAAAATAAAAAAATACGACGAATCTAATAACCTAATTGAAGAACACGACTTCAAAAACTTAGTTGTGTACGGCGGGAAGAAACTTATTGCTTCCAGACTGTTTGCTGACGCCACGCCCGCTATAACTATTACTGCTGCATCTGGAACTGGGACTGTAGCGACTTACACGTATGCATCAAGATCAGTTGCCCCGTATTACGTCGGGCAAAAAGTTGATATTGTCGGCATGGGTAATAGCCAATTTAACGGTAGATTCCGTGTATTGACTTGCTCTCAAACTCAAATTACAGTAGATAGCTCGGCTACTGGGGCAGCAGGAACACTTGGTACAATTTCTTCATTGAATAATGGGGTGATAAGCAAGATGGCGGTTGGTCAAGGTCCAACCGCAGCATCTTTATCCGACACCACCCTTTACGACCAAAAGGGAATTGTTGATGTGTTCTCGACTGAGACCTCATTTGAAGATGGGGATTCATCTTTGGTGTATATTGCGTTATTTCCTGCGGGAACTGGTACTAACACGCCAGGAGTACCTCTGACGGAAGCTGGTTTATTCACCTCTGATGACGTCATGATGTGTAGAACGGTATTCACTCCAATCGAAAAACTGAGCAATCAGTCGCTGGAAATTTTCTGGACAGTAACCATAGCGTAATTATATGGCATCAATAATAACAAACAAGCTAAGAAAATCCATAGCACAGAGTATCTACGAAGACATACTCTCTCGCCGTAATAATTACTACTACTTCTTCGGCAACCCTGCCAATGGAGTTACTCTTGAAACGACTCCTCTGTCAACAAGGGAATACGAAGGCAAGGTTCGCCGAAATATGGTTGCAGCAAAGCGGCTATACGCAAGCGATGTTGCATTCGTTGTTCCAAGATTCAACTGGTCTTCTGGTCAAGTTTACGACAAAGTCTCATCGCTTGAAACTGGTATTGTTAGTTCGACTTCTGGTCCAAAGTTTTACGTTTACGACGATCAGAACTACAGAGTCTACAAGTGCATTGACAACAACTACGGCGCAGCATCAACTGTAAGACCTACGTTGACTGATGCGTATAACTTCAAAACCGCTGATGGTTATACATGGCGCTACATGTACACAATACCAGCTGGTATGCGCAGTAAGTTTCTCACTGCGGATTATTTGCCAGTGTTTAACTCTCTTCAGAGCAGATACTACTCTGATGGTGGTCTGAATGAGATTGTTATCGTCAAGTCAGGCTCAAGTTATGCACAAGCGACTACTTGGATTGAAGTCGTCGGCGATGGAACTGGTGCTGTGCTTGAGCCAGTCATATACAACGGTCAACTTGGCGATGTAATTGTTAAGAATCCAGGTAGAGATTACACAAAGGCAACTCTGATTGTCAGAAGTTCAGCATCTGGTCAGGGTGCAGAAATAGTTGCCGATTTAAATGTTGGCGATTTGGATAGTGACCAGGCTCTGGTCGAACTTCTGTCAACTCCAGGAACAGTTGACTCAATTGAGGTCACCACAATTGGTACTGGTTATTCATCAAGTAGCACGGTTAAAATTATTGGCGATGGAACTGGCGCATCTGCGCAACTCGTAATAAACGCAGATAACACGATATCAAAGATACTTGTGACTAAACCAGGAACAGGATACTCTTGGGCTGAGGTTCTCGTCACGCCACAGGTGAACCCAAGTAGATCTTCTTTGCTGGGTAATTACCCAGCAGTGGTTGATGTGGTAGCTAGAGTCAACGTTTCTCAAAACCTCGGACATGGTCGAGATGTTGTTGATGAGTTTCACTCTAACTCTCTGATGTTCCATAGCAGCGTATACACTGATCGTTTGTCCGATTTTGATGTTGTTGCCACTTATAAGCAGCACGGAATCATTAAGAACATTAGAAACTACGATTACAGCGTCAACATCCACGATCAGGTTTCCCCCAAGAGATATCAGGTCGATGCTGACTTTGGACCGATCGTCAATTTCTATGGAGGCGGTGGGCAGGGCGCCATCGGTAGAGTCAATGTCACAGGTAAATCTGTTCAAAATCTATTCATCGAAGACGGCGGAACTGGGTACACTTCTGCACCAACTGTTTCGTTCAGCGGTGGCGGCGGTTCCGGTGCTTCTGCGACAGCAACAATCTCAGCTAAAGTTGACTCGACGAGTTTAACTTCTGCAATAACGTTCGGTGGCGTTGGTTACTATTCCCCGCCACAGGTTGTACTCTCATCAACGACTGGATCCGGCGCAAGAATCGTTTCTTCTTTAAGTACTGGAGTTGGAGCCATAGACATAACGAACCAGGGCGGTTCTTACACTTCTGCACCAACTGTTTCGTTCAGCGGCGGCGGTGGCACTGGTGCAGCAGCAACAGCATATGTTAATAACGGTAAGGTTATTAAAATAAAGGTGACAAATCCAGGGACTGGTTATACCAGTGCGCCAACTGTTTCGTTCAGCGGTCCTGGAGTTAATGCAGCAGCCACGGCAGTTTTATCAGGGACAACTTCTGGTTTGACGTTAGAAGCAGCGGGAAGTAAGTATCAAACGCCACCCTTGGTGTCACTCAATGGTTCTTGTGGTGTACATGACGTTGAAGTTATTGATTCCGGTGAGTCATTCTCATCGAATCCAACTATAACAATAACTGGCGGCGGCGGTAATGGTGCAACGGCGGAAGCGTTCGTCGAGAGTTGCGTTAGACAAATAACGTTGACTGCGCAAGGCAGCGGATACACAAGCTCACCAACAGTCACTATAACTGGTGGTGGGGTCGGCGCTGCTGGAGCGACGGCAACTGCTCAAATTTCCGGTGGAAAGGTTATTGGAATCACAATAACGAATAGAGGGTACGCATACACAACAAACCCAACAATATCTTTCTCCGGAGGCGGCGGTTCAGGAGCTGCTGCGGTAGCCACGGTTGGTAGTGGTATCGTTGGCGTGAACATAACGAACCCAGGATCCGGTTACACAAGCACTCCAACAGTTAATGTTATTGGCGGCGGAACGAACAGAAAAGGATTCGTCTTACAAGCAACTTTAGGTAGAGCCACTGCTTCCGTAGGAATAACTGGGTTTGTTTCTTCTTTGACTATGAACAGCCAAGGTTCCGGTTATACCAGCACTCCAACGGTTTCTTTCACTGGAGGTTCGGGAACTGGCGCATTGGCGTACGCTAAAGTAGTTGGGTACGTGTCTTCGATAACAATAACTGAACCAGGTTACGGTTACACTTCCACTCCAACTGCGGTCATTAGCAATGGCGAGGGAGTCGGCGCTGTTCTGAAGCCCGTCATTTCCGGCGGTGGAATTGCTTCTTGTTCAGTGACAACAGGTGGTAGCAATTATGTCTTGACTAAGTTTGCCAACTTTACAGTTGGTACTGTATTAGTTGACGAAGCAGGTAGAGAATTCACCATCATGAGTGCATCGACGAATAATAAGACGAGCAGTCTGATAATTCGTTCTAACTCCGGGTTCACACTACCTGGTATGGTTGTTAAGTTGCGCAAGAAGGGAACTGCTGATTATTTCACTTCCAAGACTACTCTGAATCAAAGATTCGTCGAGTCAAGATTCCCATCTGCTTGCTATACCGTATCTGGGTCTTTTGATATCGGTTCTGTTCCAGAAGGGTCAATTATGACAATTCCGGATCAAACAAACGGTGATAAATACTTTAGAGTCATATCTGCTCTTGATGATGATACTGCGTTTAACAGACTTTTGTTACAACCGCTAAATGGTGGGCGAATAAATACAAATATGACGATCACTGGACCAGTTACATTCACTGTTACATCCGTGACTGAACCAGAAATTGACTTCAGAACAGGCGACGTCTTGATGATTTCAAATAGTTCATCTGATTTCACGCAAAACCAAGACCAAACTCTTTCATTCAGAACGGTAATAAATTTCTAATATGAGCAATTACAACATAGATCCTTATTTCGACGATTTCGAACCTACGAAGAATTACGTCAAGGTTTTGTTTAAGCCAGGGGTTCCTGTGCAAGCTCGCGAGCTGACGCAGATGCAGTCAGCCATACAGCAGCAGATAAAATCTATCGGTGGATTCTTGTTCAAGAATGAATCTCTTGTTCTTGGTGGCGAGAGTTCGAGATTCAACGTCGTTTACATCGACGTCGTTAAGAGTGATATCAGTGACTATGTTGGTAAGATTCTCATATCAGGGACCAACAAGAGCAAGCTAAAGGTAATTTCTTACAAGAACAACATCACCGCTGGCGTTTCACGTTTGTACTTCTCGTACTTGAACGGTAACAAGCTGGCTCCTGGTGAAATCCTAAATGAGAACGCAACCGTGCCTACTGTTGGCGAGTTGGTGATCACCAACAGTGCAACCAACGTTGGTACTGCGACTGCGTTCAAATTGCAGGAATCGGTGTTCTATATCAAAGATTATTTCGTCGTCGCGCCAGCACAGACTATTATACTTGCTGATAGCGCAACTCCGACGGTCAAAGTTGGATTGAGAGTTTCTGAGTCTATTGTTACATACCAAGAAGATGAATCTTTATTGGATCCATCATCCGGTACATTGAATTACGCTGCCCCTGGTGCAGATAGGGTACAGATTTCTTTAGATTTGGTCACCGTTGCATACGACCCAGTAGCTGAGTCAGATGCCGATGCAATGATCGAGAGCACAGAAGACAACTTCATTGAACTGGCTCGTTACAGAACTGGTACGCTAATAAAGTCTTTGACGAATCCAAATTTAGGTGCATTGGAAGACGTTCTGGCTCGTAGAACATTCGATGAGTCTGGTAACTACACCGTCAAACCGTTTAAGGCTAAAGTAGTTGATAACGTAAAGAAAGACACAGAAAAGTTATCAGTTTCGATTGAACCTGGTAAGGCGTACGTCAAGGGTTATGAGTTCGAAACAACTTCTACGATAACCGTAGACCTCGAGAAATCTCGAGATTATGAAGAAGAACAAAATACAGTGAATGAAGCTGGCTATGGAGATTACTTCATAGTGAACAACGGTACTGGAGTATCGATTGACTTCGCAACTGTACCTCAAATAAGCATTAGAAATTCTTCCAATACGGTTATCGGTTCAGCATACGTTTCTTATGTGAAGGCAGTTGACGCCAACAAGTTGCGTGTTTACGTCACCAACGTTGTCATCAATTCTCCATACGCTATTGCTCAAGCGCACAATTTATTCAGCACTCCTTGGCAAGCTGTCATTGATACAGCAAATACAGAAAAGCTGTATCGAGCCAAGAAATTGCCTATTATTGTGAAGCTGAAAGATTCACCAACTAAAGCAGTGTACGACACTAGCTACCTGTCGCAGATAAAGACTGCTGGTACTGCAACCGCGACAACTCTGTCGCCTACAGTTCAATTGACCACTGAGGGTAAGGCTTACATATCAACCAACCCTCTTGATTACGTTGTAATCAAGCAAACAGATGGAACTCGCGTCAATCCATCATCAGTTAGCATTACTGGAACCTCGTTCACGCTGACTGGAACATTCACAAACGGCGCATTGTATGACGTTTATGCTAAAATTTCTGTATCCACGCAAGCAAAAGCTAAGGTAAGAACTGCAACCACAGTCTACCTTGCAAATTCAGCTGCAACAAGAATACCCCTTGGCGTTTCTGATGTTTACAGAATAACAAAAATTGTTGCGCAGCACTCAACGAATAGTGGCACTGTACCGATTGACGTAACAAGCAAGTACACGCTAGACAACGGTCAACGCGATTATGTGTATGATAACGCATCGATCGTTCTTAAGGCAGGAAATCTCCCAGCAAGCCCAACGACTTACAACAGATTAGTAGTTTCGCTTGAGTATTTCGCACATAGTTCAACTGAGGGATATTTCTCAGTTAATTCGTACGATACAACGAACTCAAACAGCAACTTGGTCGTTCCTTACGAGAACATTCCTTCCTTTAGAGCAAGCAGTGGCGAAGTTGTTTCTTTAAGAGATGTTATTGATTTTAGACCGAGAAGAGCCGACATCGCAAGTTTCCCAGGAACTTTGGTGTCTCCAATCAGCACGACAGTTAGCACAAACATTCAAGGTTCCGAGGTGTGCGAACCTGGTGAATATGTTACAACTGATTATGAATTCTATCTGGCAAGGACTGATAAGCTCATAATCACCAAAGAAAAGCGTTTTGATATGATTCGTGGTGTTCCTGCCAAGAACCCATCGATTCCAGCTGATCTTCCAGATGCGATGACAATCTACAACATCCAGGTTCCTGCGTACACATTCAGCGCAAGAGAAGTCAAACTGGAGTTTGTGGAGAACAAACGCTATACCATGAAGGACATCGGCAAAATCGACAGCCGTGTTTCCCGTATGGAATACTACACTGCGATGTCGCTGTTGGAAAAACAAGCGTCCGACGAGACAATCCTGAATGCATCCGGTTTAGATAAGTTCAAGAACGGTATTCTCGTTGATTCATTCGCTGGGTTTGGCGTTTCCGATGTTGGCTCCGCCCAGTTCTCCGCTTCTATTGATAGCGTACAGAGAGCGTTGCGTCCAAGATTTGCCAAACAGACAGTTGAATTTGATCTGAACAGATCGGAGACTTCTTCGAGCGCATACTCGTTAAATGAACAGCTGATAACACTTCCGTATTCCACTGAAGTTATTATCAACAACTCACAACCAACCAACTGGGCTGACGTTCAAAGATACTCGTCATTTAGCTGGAACGGCGAAATTAAATTATTCCCTTCGTCGGACACTTGGTCCGACCAAACAACGTTACCTGATGTCATCGTTAACTTAAACGGGAATAACGATGCGTTCACCGTTCTTGCTGATGAGGTCACAAACCCAGCATCAACTGGTGTTAAGTGGGCAGACTGGCAGCTTGTTGATAAGGGCATTGATGTATCGACTGGGGTCACTGCGTCAGATAACGTGACTTACGCTTTGACGAATGGGACTTCTGGTAGAGCAATACAAAACACGGCGACTACTACCACAACGACTACTACTACGACAGTCAACGACCTTTACTATGCTTCCGGCATTCAGGTTGATCGCTCAGCTGTATCAACTTTAACCAGAGATCTTGGTTCAAAAGTAGTCGATGCATCGTTAGTTCCTTTTATTAGGTCTAGAATCGTCGACTTCGCTGCGTCGAAGATGCAACCAAATACAATCGTATACGCAGCTTTTGATGGAGTCAATGTATCCGATTTCTGTGTTCAGGCTCCATCAATATACTTGACTACAGTTTCCGGCGCAACCAAGGTTCGCAAAGCTGGAACTTCGCAGGAAGCGGATGTTGTTCTATTAAAGTCCAACAAAGCATTCGTGAAGATGGCTGGTGGACAGTATCTATTCTCAGCAGGCGATTCAGTTGAGTGGTATAAAGATGGAACTTGGGTGACAGGCGAAACTATCAGCGATGTAGTTTACCCAACGAATGCTATCATGACGACCGATGAATCCGGCGATATTGCTGGCTTCTTCAATATTCCTGCAGCGACGTTTAGAACAGGAGAACGAGTCTTTAGATTAGCAGATGATCTTGGTAGATTCGCGACCACTGCAGCGGAATCGAAATATGTTGCTATGGGTCTGGCGATGTCTTTACAGAAAGACGTTATCGCTACCAGAGTGCAAACTGTTTCAGTCACTCCAGTTTCTAAAACAAACACCATTACCACAGTTAACGTCGATGTAGATTCAGTCGTGACGAACGTTCAACGAGACGTGACTGTTCTTTGCGGTGACACTGCATCTGGTCTTGGTCGTACCGGAAGATTCACTTATGAAATTGATTTTGGTACCGATCTGGGTCAATGCGGCGTTAACTTTGATCCAACTGGTATACCAGATCGTTACACAATCGTTTGGAATGGTCGATCTTATACAACTGGATTTAGAGGCGACGCAAACTACAACAACCAATTAAATGCACTTGGTCACCCATCTGTCACTTCCGTCATCGATGACAACAACCCCTCAGCAGGAAAGTTGCGTTTCGAGAAAACATCAATCTTCCCAAATAAAGCGCAACTGATCGTTGATGCTCCTCTTTCCGGTACAGCATGGCAATGGAAAATTGTATGCCCAGGAAAACTTGACAATTTGTTACCTGAAACAACCCCAACTCTTAACGTTAGCGTTGACACTCCTGCTGTGTATACTCTGTCCTTCAGAGGAAGAGAAATTGGCGGGAACTATTACAATGAATCTTACCCAAGCTCAGTTTCTTACAATTTCACAGTAAGAATCAACGGAAACCAAACGATTCCCGACGGAACTCCTGTTCTTTTGAATTCGTTATTGAGAACGGAAACGACTAACGGTAGATGGAATTCGTTCCCATCTGGTACGACATTTAGATACAATGGCAACGTTGTGTCTCTTCCAATGACATTGGTGACTGGAACTACCTACACGTTTAACGCAAGTTTTAGTCTGACCTCGAATGCTATATCTTATACCACAACTGCACGAGGCGCACTTCCAGCTCCATCCTGCGCGGTTTTTGCATCAGTTTCATTAGTGACTCCAATAGAAGGCACCAATGCATCTAAAACAAGCTCCGATACGACAAGATTCCCTTCTTCTTGGTCGTATCAGCACTGGGATACATGGACTTGCCAGAGTGACCCATTGGCACAGACTTTCTTCGTTTCTTCCAGAGAAAATCCAGATGGTATCTTCGTTGACTCTATTGATCTATTCGTAAAGCAGAAGAGCGATGACGACGATGCGCCAGTAGAAGTCTCCATTAGACCAACCGTAAATGGTTATCCATCTTCGTCAGAAGTTCTACCATTTGCTACTGCGACGAAGCATTCTCGTGATATTAACGTCTCTGCGCCAACAGACACAAACAAGGTAGCAACTAACTTTAAGTTTGAAGCCCCAGTGTTCCTTTCCCCAGACACAGAATATGCTCTCGTTGTTGGCTCTCCAGTAAATGACTTTCAGTTCTATATTTCTAGAATTGGTGAATTCTTGCTCGGTTCCGATTCAGCTAGAGCAACAAAGCAACCTCTTTCTGGGTCAATGTTCTATAGTAGCAACGGAACTACATGGACCGCAGAGCAAACTGATGATCTGTGTATGAGAATACGCAAGTGCGTGTTCCCAGTGAATACAGTGAAGTCAGTCACTTTAAACGCAACATCATCGTCACAACAGAAACAATCTTCTCAAGTAGACTACGACTTGTTGTTCGTCGATGGTGAGATTCTTGATTTCTCATCTACAAACGTTGACTACTATTACAAGACATCGCGATTGACTGGTTCCGTGTTCTCAAAAGATAGCACTTGGACCCCATATCAGCTTGGTAGCAATGTCACGATGAAGACAAGAAAGCACTACAATCCAAATGATGGAACAACGCTAAGATTCTTGTGCAACATGTCAACGACAAACAGAGATGTTTCTCCAGTTATTGACTTGTCAAGGCTGTCTTCTGCTCTTGTTCAGAACATAGTGAACAATAACACCAATAGCGAAACTGCGGACACGACTGCTACTATAACCAACGTTGTTGCGACGACTTCCGAAGTGACCATAACGACATCAGCAAGTCATGGATTCTCCGTTGGGGATGCTGTTTACGTTTCCGCTGAAGAATCAATCTCAGTGAACGGTTATGTTGTATTGACTTACGCAACTGGCTCCACCCTCAAGTACAACAAGACCGGAAACGTGATAAGCCTGGCTCAAGGTGGAACTGTAGTGAGAAAGGCTCAAGCTCTCTCTCGTTACATCACTCGCAAGGTTACGTTGAGTTCTGAGTTCTATTCTGATGATATGAAGGTTTATTTCTATGCCAACATACCTTCTGGTTGTAACGTTATACCTTACTACAGAGTGACTTCTTTGACTGATCCAATCCTCGAGGATAACGCATGGGTTCCGATGACTCTTGAGTCAGCTGGTTCACCAACTCAGCTTGGATATGTTGAATATAAATACAAGACTCCTTACACAAATCTAGATGGCGACAATGTGGCTCTATCCACTGGTGAGAGATACGGTACGTTTGCTGTTAAATTGGTTCTCGTTTCCAGCGACAGCACCAAGGTTCCTACTGTTAAGGATCTGAGAGTTCTTGCCCTGACTAATTGATGACAGATTACGCAAAAGTAGTTGATGCTCCGGGTCTCGTGAGAGACCCGCACTCGAAAGCCATCATAGCACAAGATTCCTCTGCTCTTGCTGAGCATCGAAAGAAAAGGGCTATGATGGCTTCATTACTAAATAAAAATAAGAGTTTGGAAAACGAGGTCAAGCAACTTAGCGATCGTTTGACAAGCATGGAAACCCTGTTGGAACGAATAATACTAAAATTAGAAGAGTAATATGGCAAACATAGT